AACTGTTACCTGATATCCCATAAGGTCAGCCTTCTGCGCACCTGATTGAACAGTACCAGCAGTAAGCTGCGCACCTTCACCGGCACCAACAAGCAATATTTGGTCATCATTAGTACGTACAAATGCAATGAATTTAGCCTTTGCTACGTTCAAGAATTCATTACGCATATCCTGATTCAACTTACCGAATGTCCACTGAATTTCCTGTGAGAAATAAAGTGTTCCCGTTTCCAAATTCTTTTGTACTGTCTCAACGTAAGAACCTGAATTGCGGAATGGAACATAACGGTAGATAGTGGCAGTAGGCAATCCGTCAACTTCACCATTGGTGCCACCATAAGTGATTCCCGAGGTGAAGTCATCGTAGTTAGCAATCAAAATTTCCTTTACACCACCAATACCTTCAAGGCATCCGAGTGTAAAACCTTTTGTTAAATCACAAGCCATATCTAAAGAGATTTTTAAAAGGGGGCTGTTACACCCCCTTGATTAGTTAAGATTATTTCCAATAGGTGATGTCTTCACCAACAGCAATCTGAGCACCAAGGTAGAATCGAGCACCGTAGCGCACGTTCTGTGAACCATCCAAGTTCTGCATATCCAAAATGAACACTTCGTTCATTTGGTTTTCCTGCCATGTTCCAAGCATCAGGTTAGACTTCTGTGCGAAGATGATTGTGTTAGCAGACATACCAGGACATACTGCGATTTCGTACATTCCTACAAAACGCTTAACTACTTCTGGTCCACCTGTCAAGTACCAACCATTACCATCAGCAAGCTGTGCTTGCATGTAAGCTTCCCATGCAGCCTGTCCCAAGTAAAGAATTGGCTTTTCAGCAGCACCTTTAACAGCGGTAGAAGCAGTATTGATTACATCCCAAATGTTCGCAATGATGTTTGCAGCAGTCAAAGCACCTGTACCGGCTGATACAGCACCTGAACCACCCGCAGTGATCAAAGTTTCAAAACCATCATACTGACCAACTGTAGCGTTTACACCTGACCACATGATAGTTTCGTTAGCAGCAGCAATACCACCTACCAAGCGGCCAATGATAGCATCTTGGATTTGGGTGTTTACACGGCCTGACATTACATCAGCAGTAGACCAGTCTGTGAAGAAGTCCTTCTTACAGATTTGGCGTTGAACTTGGAACTCTTCCAAGGTCAAAATACGTTCAGTCAAAGTGATTGTACCTGTTGGGGTAAAGTCACAAGTACCTGCAGCAAATGTTACAGTATCATCGATTTTGCGAGCTACTGATTTGTAAGGTACGTTTGGCTTCATTGTAACGTACTGAGTAGATACGTTAGAAAGCAAAGCCTTTGCTACGATTTCACCAGCTAATTCACCTGCATAGGTGGTGGTGAGTGAAGTTGTTGTTGCCATTTAAATTAAAATTATGAGGTGAATTAATTTGCTTTTTTAGCACGAATGCTTTCCATGAAGTCGCTGAATGAATTACCATTCGATGCAACTACAGGAGCATTGTTCTTTTTAAATTCTTGAGATTTTACAGAAGGTACTGCAGGCGCTTTCTTGACTGAAGCAAGTTCAGCCTTCACAGCATCAGCATCATACTTAGCAGCTTCAACTGCTGCAGCGAGTTGAATTTTTTCAGTCTCAAGTGCAGCAACACGCTCACTTAGTGCACCTATAACGGCTACTAAATCTTCGCTGCTCATATCTTGTTGACCTACTTGAGTATTACCTATTTCAGCAACCATACCCATTTCATCAACTACAACTGTAGTTACTCCATCTTCCAGGATATATTCGCCAGCAGGGACAGGCACTGGATTACCATTAGCATCTTTAGTAAATATGTCTGAACCAATTGTCCATGCATCAGATGTGGAATAGATAGATGTACCATCTTGCAACTTACCTTCAACGCTGAATTTTAATTCTTCAGTTGGTACAGTTGTTTCTTCCTCGAACTTGATGCCATGTACAGATGGATCAATGCCGTACTTTGTAAAGACAGATTTGATTTGTTCTTTTATGTTTGACATTGTTGGATATTTCGGTATTGTAGCAAAAACGGAGTTTTGTTACATCCAACATTCTTTCTATCTTAGCAGTATAAATAATTACTCACTTTTATGAATACAGCCAAGACACCCTACGCACATAAGGTAAGTGCAAGATTAACAGACAAGCAGCTAAAGGCAGTGCAAAAAGCAGCAAAGACAAACAAGATGAGCATTGCGGAATATATCCGTGCATGTATCTTGTAGTAGTTCATTGTATAGAGGGTTAAAAAAAGAATAGGGCCACGTTTGGCCCTATCTTTTTTGTACACCTTGATTCCTAAATCTAAATCTATGCGAATTAACCAAGTCAAAAATATCAAAACATAATTTCAATACCTGTTTCAAGGCTTATTTGTTTTCCACAATTTTCATTCTTACCACCTGCAGGCAAGAACTCCATGTAAGCAATCACACTTGCATCATAACTCAAGTCAGGGTTATACGTCAATGTTTTACTTGCGATATTGTAAGCATTGGTGCTACCTGCTTGCAGATTGATGGTGCTATCCGTGCCGGGTGTGAGTGGTATGTTTAACGTGCTACCATATACATTGTCCGTAGTGATTTGACCAGGGCCATTCATCAGGCGGTACATGTACATGTAACCATCGTATGTCTTACCAAATGAGTTGACAAGCTTCTTATAGTCGAATGTATCGGCATCGATACCATTAATATATACGGTGCTTTTTAATGTAGATGCATTTGGCTTATCAATATCCATAGCGATAGATGTAATGTGCGTTTCACCCTTCACAGGTACTATGTTATATGTAACGCGATTTTTCCAAATCACATCATCCATGGTCATGCTCGGTACAAGTTGCAAAAATTCACTGCGTGTTAATCTCTTCTTTGGTGTTATAGCATACTTGCTCGTCCATTTGATTACAGTATTACCTGTCGCATCTTTACCCCATAAACGACTACGATATCCAACACGCATCACAGGGTCTTTCATATCCGATGCAACGCCATTAATCACCGTCTCATATGGCTCATAGGTTTGTTCGATAGTAGTTGGTGTAAAGTGCAATGCTTCTGCTACATAGTACACTTTCTGTCCTGCAAGTCCTGAATTGGATGGATGCGTTACCCACTTACCAGCTTTGCCTATGGTATAACCTTTTGCAGTTTGACCAACTACGCTATAACCCATGTGATAGATGCTGTTGGCTGCAAAGTTGAATGGGTAAAGTCCAAACGCCACAGGCGTAGGTTCAGCAAACTCCACCGTGTAATACGTTTTCATTGTGCCGGACGTGCTGTCATAATTCTCGTACACAATGATGTTGCGGTAGATGCGTGACTGCACCTGCCCATTGTACGCTTCCATCTCCTGTGGAAGACCAAGCACTTCAAGTGCCTTTTGGATGTTTATCATTTATTTATTTATTAGTTGCATTGCTAAGTATATGATCTAACTCCAACACCAATTCTGCTTCGTAATTCTTAACACCACTCATAGCCACACCTACCTCGTTGAAAAATCCTTCAATGCTGTATCCTTTAATCTTGCCATCCTTCACATCATTCCACACGTGGTCTTCTTCCACCTTGGTACCAATGAACCATGTACCATCGGGAAGTTCAGGTAATCCAAGCTGCAGCGATTTGTCCGATTTACCTTCTTTCAGCCATGATTCCACAACGGTCACACCCGTCACTGGTATCTCATGCTGCAGATTGGTGGTGTGTTGCAAGTTCTTTTTGAAAAACTGATGGGCAATAGCCTGCACAGTTGCCTTTTCAAAGAACACATAATATGGTTCACCCTTATCATCATAGCGAAGTATCTCTTTATCCGGTATAAGTGCAGGACCATAGAGCATTCTGCGCTCTTCATTCATTGCACTCATCTGCATTTTGCTCAATGCTATCCAATTCTCTTCAATGGCAGGTGCATCCACAAGGCCCATTGCGGTAATACCAAGGCGACCTTCCTCATCAATAACACATTTTACGACTTTTCTCTTTTCCATGTTACAAAGTTATATATATTTGGACATCCATTTTTCATCATAGTTTTTGGTTTCGATAGATAAGGCTGCCCAAACGTGGGCAGTTCTTATTTCTAACCTATCCTACTTAAGTCTTCTACCTTCTGTCTTACTTCCTGCTGACTTGCCACATCACCCGCAAGCACATAAGCTTTAGGTGTTAATTGTTCAGGACGTTCACCAAGGTTCATTCCTGCAAGTGGATTAAACTGGGCAGGTGTTGATTCAGCACCACCACCACCACCGATTGATGGAGTAGTAGTTGTTGAAGGTGAACCAGGTGATTCAAATTTTGTAGCAGCAATTTTAGCAATACCTGCAGCACCTGTTACCGTAGCCAATGCAAGCGATGCAATACCTGCAGGATTAGGAACTGGACCAACTGCAACCGGGGCGGATGCAAGTGACGCATTGATAGCCTTTGCAGCATCAATAGTTGCACCTGCTAATTGCAATGCCTTTTGTGCTTTAAATTGCTTTTTAGCCAATGCTTCTTCTTCGGCACCACCCTTTTTTACTTTAGCCATACGATTAGCAAAAACGGCATCGGTTAATGCGGTTAATGCGCCAAGACCTTTTTCAGCCCACTTAATAGCTACATCAATTTTGTTGACTATCGTATTAGATTCATCAGACGCACCTTTTTGTTGTATAGCAAGTAATTCAGCAGCTAATTTTTTTTGTAGTTCTACAGTGCTTATACCGGCAGCATCAGCAGCAGCAAATAACTTTTCATACTTCTGAGTAACGGCAAGCTCTTCTTTTTCCGATGCAGTTAATGTTTCTTGATATTGCGCATCCTGAAGATCAGCGAGAAGATTATAGTACTGCTCAGTTGCCTTCCTTCTATCTTCAAGTGCTTTAAGTTGTGCATCAGCCTTTGCCTTTTCAGCTGCTTCAAACTCTTTTACATTTTCTTCATACAACTGATTGACCAAATCGCTAACTTCTTGTTCAGCTTTTAGCTGTGCATCTGCCGCATCCTTTATTGCTTTTCCTTTATCATCCGCTGCCTTTTGTACTGCTGCTGCCTTATCATCCGCAGCCTTTTGTTCCATCTGTTTAATCGATAGCTGAAAACCTGCTTGTGTATTCTCTAAACCTTGAAGCACCTTCTTCGCCTCTTCAATAGATTTATCACCTTCTTTGGCTACTTCTTCCGGGTCGAATAGCAAACCAGTGATAGATTGATTAAGATTTTCACGCAAGCTACCAATACTTGCAAAAGTCTCATCACTAATTACACCTACCTTATTCAATCCAAGTATGATGTAATCTACTGCACCAAGTAATAACTGAAGCGGTGCGGTAAGGAATTGCAGTATACCCTTTGTAATATCAGCATTACGTTTGGCTGCATCAATCTGCTGCTGTCTTTGTATTTCCAGTGTGGCAATAACCGCCTTTTGGTCAAGTATTGCCTGTTGCGCTGCAGCAATCTTTAGATTTAATATTTCCCTTTCGCTCTTACCTGCAAGTCGTAGGATGTTTTCCTGTGCACTAATAGCATCAAGTTGTTCTTTTGAAGCTTTAGCACTTGCTTCCTGCGCTGCCAAACGCTCTTGGTCTGCATTGCTTATACCATCGACAAGTGCAAATAATTCTTCTCTATAAGCAACAGCTGCAGCTATTGCACCTGCTACTAAAAATAAAGGATTTGCAAGTAAAGCTTTACCAATATTGATAAAACCTGTCTTAA